ATTTTGGTACTGATTGTACTCCTTCTACACCAGCTATTAATAATTCAATTTCAGAAATGTTTATTGGCATATTAAATGTCCAATTATCTGTATTAAAATAGTTTTTAAGTTCTGAAGTTACTCTTGTTAATACTTGTCTTTTATTATATCCACCATATACTCGTATCTCAAAATCAACTCCAACGTTTATAATAAATCCATTTATAATATTAACACCATCTGTAAGTAATCGGTATTCACTTAAATATGTTTTTAAGTTTTCTTTTACTGCTCTGTTTAATGTAGTTAAGTTTTTATTTGAATCATATCCAAGTATATATAAATTAATTGCAAATGGATTGTTCTTTTCACTAACCGAACTTTTCTTATTTGCAAGAAACTTAGTTACTTCATCTTTAACTTGTTGTTCTGTTAAATCTTTATCTCTTAAACTTTGAACTAAACCTGTAAATTCTTCTAAAGAATCTTTATTTGATAAAATAGAAGCTGGTGAATTTAAATCTAACTCACCATCTGGTGCACAATATGCTTTTGCTATACCACCATACTTTGGAGGTAGAGATAATGCTCTAACTTGATAATCTTTTCTTGTTACCGCTCTGTTTTGTGAACCAAAGTTTGCAAGTGCATTTTCTCTAATCTCTTCAATCGTATCTGCACCTTTTCCACCAGTTGCTGGCTCTTCGTTATCACACGCTACTGAATTTTGAACTTCTCTATAAGATGATAACTCAGATGTTGTGAAAAATGATGTGTCTTCATCAAACTCTACTCTATCTATTCTAGTAATAGTTCCTGATGGAACATTTGCAGTAACACCACCACCTACTAAATAACTTACTGTTAGTGTTGTGTTAGATGGTGCTTGTCCATATGATTTTGTTTTTAAGAAATTAGATGGGTCAAATGATGCACCCAATCTATCTATTGAGTTGTTTAATCCCAATCCTACATTTTTAAAATTAGGAATTAGTGTTTCATCATTGGTTTGATTTCCTCCACCAAATACAATAGTTGTTGTGTTATCTTCATTTACTCTTGTAGTAAATCTTCTTGAAGTTTTAATTACTTTAAGAACATTAGGAACTGAATCTTTAAATTGTAATAAATCTTCATCAGTTTGTTCTGATGTTGCATAATCAACGTAAACCATTTCTTGTGCAAGATAAGGAACTTTGTACCACTTGTTTCCATTTGAATCTCTTACATCGTAAATATCAATTATGTTATCTTCTCCTAAATCTATCTTTGAAAACTGTTGTGATGTTCCAAACTCTATTTCAACTATTCTTAATTCAGCTGATATTGCATTTACAAATTTCTTTACAAGATATTTTGTTGGTTGATTTAAACCATCAGTTTCATATACTGTTATTTCTCTATCATCCTCTACGTTAAAATCTACTAACTCAGTAGTTCTGAATGATGGTCCTTCAGTACTTTCTACTATCATTCCTTCTTTAATTCTTAAGTAGTATTTTGAATCGGGTCTTATGTCCTCTCCACTACCAATTTTTGGTACTAATTGATAAACTGCTAATTTAGTAATTGCAGGTGAAGTTACTTTTGGTTTATATCCTAAGTATTCTGATAATGCTAATACGTTTTTCTTATCTTCCGCATATAACAACATTGATTCTTTTAATGAATCATCTACATAATAAGATAAAACATCCCCAACATAAGATGCCATCTCAATAAACATCATACCAGGAGAAGATTCATTAAAATCAGTATATGTTTTTGGAAAATATGTTTTTGCATACTCAATTAGATTTTCTCTAAATTGACCGAAATCTTTATTAAGATATTTTATATCTCTACCTTGATTACTCTTCCTTGTTACACTATTTAATGCCATATCTTATTTATCCCCTAACTGTAAATGTTATTTCTTGTAAATCTATTTGATTACCTACTGTAAACGATACTGATACATCTGCTCTGTTATTATCTTTCATCTCATCCGTCATTTTTACATCAATTTCATCTATGTTAATATATGGTAACCAAAACTTAACACTACTTGTAATTACCTTTTGTATGTTTTCAGCCAATAAATCGGTATTCTGTTCAAATAATAATGATTTTAAACCAGTACCAAAATTTGGTTGTAATATTCTTTCACCTTTTGAAGTTAATAACAAATTCTTTAAATTTGATTTTGCTTGTTCAAATGATGAAAATGCTTGTGCAAACATTCCTGTTTCACCTCGTTGTACAGGTAAAGTAATACCATATGCAAAGTCGTTAAACTCTTCAGTATCTTTTACTACTTTTTTATCAAGAATATATGCCACAATTTACTCCCTATCTTTTAAACTTTTTTACAAGTTCTGAATTATCTCTATTTAAAATTCTATCTAAACCAGGTAATCCTGTTTGTACACCTAATCCAGTTTTATTTGGTTGTTGTCTTACTTCACCATATCCCATCTTCTGTGCCATCTGAGCTTTCATACCGTCAATACCTGCACCTGCTCCTTGAGATGTAAAACTAACTGTTTTATCCATACTCTCATTTACAGGTTGTTGAAATTTATCTAATACAGATGTTCCACCACCGGGTGTTGTACTTCTTTGTGCTTTTGTAAATGGTTTTGTATTATTCAAAACTTCATTTATAATAGCATTCTTAGTGAATTGTTTTTTGGGTGCTTGTCTTTGTTCCTCAAGTGCAAGTTCTGCTTGTTCAAATGGGTCTACTTCATTTATTAATTCTGCAACTTGCGTAGAGGGAACGCTGACTACACCTCCCTTCACCTCTGCTAATCTTTTATTTACTTCTTCTGCCAATATCTTTGGAAAAGTTTTCGATAAAAATCGTTCTTGTTGTTTGGCAGTTTCTACCTCAACAAGAGTCTTTATTACTTTTATTAATTGTTTGTTGTTCATTTTGAATTCTGTTTATCTTAATATAAATATATGTTCTTTAATTTTATGGTTATGGAACTGAATATCCTGTAAATGGTAGTATTGATGGGTTTTTAGAAACAGGAACACCGGGATATAATGATTCTAAAATATAAGTTCCTGCAATCGTTGTAAGATGAACTTGCATTGATGGTATTAATAAATCTAAAAAAACCTCCGAATCATCAAGTGGTGGAGTTGGACCTATGGGTTTCCATACACCAGAATTACTTATTGGTGCAGTTGTTGTTGAAATATTTAGAAACGCAGGTGGTGTAGTAGCTAATGGTGGAATTGAGTTTGATAATTCTGCACCTACCCAATATCCTTTTACAACTGCCTCTCCAATATCATCTATAAATGAGTGATTCCCTTCTTTTATATTTAGAGCCTTTAGACACGCTAATTTTAAAAGAGTTTCCATTAAATCAGTATTACCCACTTGTAAAGGTACGTTGCCAAATAAAGCAGGTTGTTGGAATCCTCTTTTGATACAAGTATCATATTCAGTAGTTAGTTTTTTTGCAAAATCATCATAAGATTCTACTTCATTAGATACATTTACAGATTCACCATTGACAATAGTTTCTCTTTGCATATATCTTAACATATTTTGTTTGAATATCTTGAAAGACATATATTACTCCGTATAGTTAAGAGTTGATAAAAATGTTTCTAACTTAGATTTTATTTTATTAAAATCACCCCTATTGTTTGGTCCTGATGCAGTTGGTCCAGCTGGTGTTGAAAATACTTGTGCATTTATTGCATCAATTAAATCACTCATTAAATCAACCAAAACTTGTCCTCTTACTAAAGGTTCTGTTGTTTCTTCTGTATTAAGGTATATTTCACCTGCACCCGCTAGTATTTTTACATCATTATCATTAGTAGTAACTAATACATCCCCATTGAAATCCATTTCAGCACCATCAAATCCATTATCTATTGTAAGTTTACCATCTGATATAAATGAATAATTTCCTTTCGAATAAAATAACATTTCAGAGTCTTTTGATGATAATACAATTCTACCACTATTAATTAAAACTTGGTCTGTTCCTTTTAGTTCAGGTTCTTCTGCATATATTGGTTCTGTTTCTAGTGGAGTATCAACTGTACCTGGTGTAAAGTTTATTAATTTATCTGGACTACTTAAAGCAATCGTTGAACCATCATCAATAAAGTTTTCCTCAACAATATCTCCAATCTTTAAATCATTTAGAGATTTACTTCCTTGTCTATTTCGTATTACGATGCTAGGAGCGAATGAGTTATCCGCATTATTATATCCACTAAAACGAATCGATTGACCAAATCTACTTTGTATTACCTTATCACCCTCGTATAATTTTAAATGATTTATTTTTTGTGATGAAAAGTATTCTCCTAAGGTCGGATTATCAGTTGAACTTTTATTTTCTTTTCGTGTAGTTCCTGTTTGAGAAGTTTGTTTATAATCTTTACTATTACCAACCCCACCTTCATCTTCATTAAAGTATTTTGATTGTGCATTTACTTTAGCATTACCACTATTTAAATTTGCTGAAATAAGCCTTCTATAATATACACTACCTGTATCGGATTCTATAAGTTCTACTATTTCTCCTTTAATTGGTAAATCTAAAAAAGAATAATCAAGTGGTTGATAATATATTAAAGATTCTGTTTTTGTAGATATATCATTTAGTTTTCTTATTTTAGCAGAACCAATCATACTGAAGTTTTTATCTGTTTGTTCTTCTCCAGCATCTATTATAGGGGTTATTGCCTCAGAATTTTCATCTAAGATTATATCCATAACCAAACCAAGTCCAATGTTTTTATTCTGACTTACTCTGTTTCGGTTTATTGATTGTGCAAGTAATCTTCTACTCATCGGTATCTACCTTTTGTTTTAATTCTTCAACTTCATTAGTTAAATCATCAATTTTTTCTTTTTCATTTGTTATTTCAATTGCAGTATCTTCTAGTTGTTGAAGTAATTGTTCTTTTTCTTGGTCACTAAGGAATCCTGTATCACCATCTACTTTTTCTTTTGATGCAACCATTCTTTGTGCAATTGCAGCCATCTTAAGAAGTGATTCATCATTACGAACTGAGGTATCTACCAAATCTTTTATGATTGGTCCAATTACCGCCATATCACCAGAATGTCTGATTACTTTTTTCATTTCAGCGATTAGTTCTGAAATCTTTTGTTTCTTATTTTGTTGGTTATCGTAGATGTTTTTAAACAACCCACTTAGATTCTTACCAGGAAATAATTCAAAATTTGTACTCATGATTATACCATATTAGTTGTATATAAATATAGTAAACGAAAAAACCTCACTTTTTAGGGTGAGGTTTAATCTTTAACGCGTTCATAGAATTACTTCTAATCCTTACTTCTTAATAATGTGGTAAAGAACAAAAGCACCTACAAGTCCTAACAGACCCTCAGCACTCAAACTTCCTAAAATCGCCATAATATTATCAACTACTGATACTTCTGGCCAAAATGGGATGTCTGCACCTTTGAATAGTACTTCAAATACTACTCCTAAAGCGATGATACTTATACCAATTTTTGTTAATTCATCAGCCCATGTGCCGATTTTTTTCAAAAATTCCATATTTTCTCCTTTTGTTTTAATTAAATGTTAATAACTGTTCCATCTTGCAAAACATTGGGATATCCACTAAATAACTATGGTATATATGATAAAAAAAATTACAATATATATTCTATACTCAATTAACGAAGTATATTTGGGGTTTATATATTTATGTACAAAAAAACCCAACTAAAATTCGTTGGGTTTCTATTCCTAGCCACTTTATTATACGACAAGGGTTCTTTAGAATAAATAGTAAATTAATTACCTAAAGAATCTTTTTTTTAACAACAAACTTGTCAAGTATTAAAGTATCCATTTCACAATTAAGGAATGTTTTAATTGCATCTTCTGGTGTAAGAACCATTGTTTGGTCTTTTAAATTAAATGAAGTATTAATCACAATAGGGTACTTGTTTCGTATTTTTAATTGTGTTAATAAATCATATACATGTCTATGTCTGTTTCTATTTAGAGTTTGTATTCTTGCTGAACCATCAACATGGGTTATAGAAGGTAAATTTCTTCTATGTTCTTGCTTTACTTTTACAACTTGATTCATGTATGGAACTTTACTTTCATAATCAAAGTATTCCTTAAAAGATTCTTCTTGTACAATTGGTGCGAATGGTCTAAATCCTTCTCTTTTTTTAATCATACGATTTAATCTTGATTTCATTTGAGGGTCTCTTGGATTTGCAAATATAGAACGATTACCCAATGCCCTTGCACCAAATTCACTTCTACCTTGAAACCATCCAATAATATTTCCCTCAGTAATTTCCTCTGCTACTATATCTACTATTTGTTCATATAGTTTTGGTTCAAAGTAAACATCGTTATCATATTTTAAAAGAACTTCTTCAATTTCATTTTTAGTATAATCTGGTCCTAGAAATGGAGTTGTATTTGATTTTCTAGGTTTATCGTTTTTATTATGATAATATTCTAATGCACACCCAACCGCAGAACCTGCATCTGATGGTGCTGGTGGAATCCAAATATTTTTATAAGGAGTTCTATATAATATCTTTCCATTAGCAGTTCCATTATATGCACACCCACCACTTAAACAAAGGTTTTCTGTTGGATTTTTTTTATATAATTTATTTAATAATTTAAAAAATAAAAATTCATATATTGTTTGTAGTGTTGCAGCTAAATCTTTATGATGTTGTTCTAATGGTTCTTCTGGTAATCTATTTGTGATTCCAAAAAGTTCTCCAAGGGTTTCATTGAACATAATCTTATCAGAATAATCATATGTAAAATATTTCATGTTTATTTCAAAACCACCATCTTTGGTTAACTTATATAAACTTTTAAATTTATCTAAATAAATACTAGAATCTCCATATGGTGCTAATCCCATTACTTTATACTCGCCTTCGTTTGGTTTAAACCCTAAGAAAGCAGTAATGGTAGAATACAGCATTCCCAATGAGTGTGGAAAATTTATAGATTTTATATTTTGTATTTTGTTTTCATTTCCTTTAGCTAATACTGTTGTTTCCCACTCACCTACACCATCAATTGATAATATGTTTGCTTCTTTGAATGGAGATGTTAAATAAGAATAATTTATGTGAGAATTGTGATGGTCTGTAAATACTATTTCTGTATTTTTACCTGTAATACTATTTAAAGTTATTTGTAGTTTATCGTATTCTTTTTTATTTCTTTTTATGATTCTTTTTCTAGAAAAATAATTCCATAACCAATGACCTCTTTTAGTACTTTGCTCTATTCTATCTAATTTTCGTTTTGGATTTTCATAAAAACATATTGCCTCTATATCATCCTTTTGTACTTTATTTCTAGCATATAAGTGAGCTATTGATTTTATAGGAAAAGAATTATCATGTTTTATTCCTGTAAATCTTTCTTCTTCACACGCACCCAATACTACCCCATCTTTAACTAAACAGGCAGCTGAATCGTGATATCCGCAACTTATTCCTAAAATGTAACTCATAAATATAAATATATATTTGTTAAATATTTACTTTTACCATAATATCTTCATCCTCATACGAAGTTCCTCCAATGAGATTATTCCATTCTTAATTATATTTCTTGAACTCATAGATATTCATTGTCTATATATGGATTCTCTTGTTCCTTTTCTTTTGGTTCCCAGAAAGGTGTTCTTTTGTTCAAAAGCAATTCTCCATGTTCTAGATAATCATTTAATAATTGTTTCTGATGTTTTTTCATTACATTTACAACTTTGGTAATGTAGTGAGTTTTATAATCAGTCATTTCTCTTATTAAAAGATACAAATGTTTTTTATTAAAGTTTTCTATATGTTCACTTCTTCTAAATAATTCAAGTATTGCATCTGCTATTTGTAAATCTCTTTTTTTACTAAAAACAACATTTAAATTATCATCCCAATACTTTAACATTATAGTTTTAAATTCTTTGAACTCATCATTTTCTTCAGTTTCAAAAAAATCATTTTCTGGATTCCAAGTTGGTGGCATTGCTGATAAGAGTGAATTTTGTTTCCATCTTTTGTAGTTACCATTGTTCTTTAAAATTAAATGATTTTTTGCAATAATTGTAAAATAAGAAAATGCCCTACCCTTACCTTCTTGAAACATATGTATTTTTTCTACCATAGTAGAAACTACTTCAGTTTGTACATCTTTTTTAGATACATCAAAATACGAAAACTTAAATGTATTCATAACATTCTCTGCAAGTTTTTCAAAAGGAAACTTAATTCTTTCTTCATATATTTTAGACCTTATTTTCGGGTCTTTACAATTGTTGTACTCTATTATTGCTTCCTGAGCAGGTGTTCCAAAATAAATTTTGGATTTTTTTCTTCTTTTTCTAGGCATATTATAATTGGTTATTTAAGTTTTCTACTACTTTTTTTAATTCTTGGAAAGTAACTCCCACTTCATCATCCTTCTCGAATACCTCTCTATTATCGAGTTCTCTCATTTTATCAAGTGCAGTTCCAACAGATTCTATTGTGGTATTGGTGGTTTCAACCAATTTATCTTCAAGTTGTTCATTCTGTCTTAAAAGGTTTCTTACACCTATCAATAAGACAATATTCAGTATTACTGAAACTCCTATAATAATATTATAGGTTGTAAAATATTCTAACATATTAATTTAATTTTATTCTATATCCACTAAATTTGGTTAAGTACGAAGTTAGTTTTGTACCATTACCATCTTTAAATTGTTTTCCTTTTTTAAAGTATCTTTTTACATTACCAGGTCCAGCAAGGTGTGCCGCTGCTAATATACCACTTTCTGTGATTTCTGTTCCATCAACTACAATACCTGAATAGTCATCAATATAAGATTGTAAAATCTTTTTATTGTGTGAAAGTAAATCTAACATTGCCATTTCTTGTATGTGTGGTGAGTTTAAGAATTCTTTTTTTGATATATCGTAACCAAGATTCTTTAATGTTCTTTTACCAAATTGGTATTTTCCCATATAACCCCAACCATTTACAACATCGTATCTGTTTGAGGATTCTCTCATTCCTATTGAGTTTAGAAACATCTCTGTTTCGTTTATTTCGATTGAAACTGGTTCTAGTTTTATTTCAATCAACTCAACTGGTTTACTCTCTAATTTATCGAGAGGAGTTACTTTAGGTGATAATATACTTTTTGTAAATCCAACTAAAGTAAGTGTAGCTAACATTGAGACTGCTACTGTTAATATTTTTTTATTCATAAGGTTTCCCCTTTGATTTACTATGTAAATATACGAAAAAAATTTGATATAAACAAGTCTTTTTGATGTTTTTTTAACAATCTCCCATTGGACCGTAATACATACTGTTTATCATTTCTTCATCATCAGTATCGTATTCTACATCTTTTTCTGAGGTTTTTTCAAATTTAGCTAAAATATCGCTAGCTTGACTAATATTAGAATCTAATTTAAGTTCAAATTCTTTTTCTGTAATGATATTTTTGTCTAACATAATTTCAATTAAAGTTTGTATGATTATGTTTTGATTAATCAATATATCATTAAGTTTTTTTATTTGCATTTTTTTTGATATTAAGCTCATCTAATAGTTCTTTTAATTCATTTTTATCTTCATTACCATAAACTAAATCACCGAATGATTTCTTAATGCTCTTATTCCCATAGCCCATTGCTGATGCCATCCTTACACAAACTACCTTGTATTCATTAATATCCATATCATCTGGTACATCAAGTTCTATTTTTGATGCCTCTCTGTTTAGGTCTACAAAGGCTTTGTCTGTATATGTAAATATAAGTTTCCCCATGTTTTCGTTTAATTATAAGATTTCTGCTCCACTCTTCAACAATGGTTCAGCCTTCTTGTATTTCATAAATTCGGTATCTCCATTCGATAATTTAACCATTACCCTTTCGTTTCTACCATACTTTTTTTCTCGTACAATTGTTTGTGTATATTTTCTTGAAGAATCTGTTATAAGGATTCCATTAAGGTGGTCTATCTCATGTTGAGCACAAACACATTCTAGTAATCCTTCATCAGAATAAAACTCTTCTGAAGTTTCCCAAGTTTCCCCTTCTTCTTTGTCAGATGAAAATATAACTGTTCCTAAGTTGTCACATTCAACTGTAAATGATTTATGTCTTACTGTTTTAACTGGTTTACGCATTGTTTTTTCTAAAGATAAACATTGTTCAATATATACAACAGTTTCTTTAGAAGCTTCTATAACCCTAGGATTAACTAATATCAATGGTTCTTTTACATTTATTAAACACACTCTATCTTGTAATCCTATTTGATTTGCAGATAATCCTAACCCACCGTGTTTTTCTAATTCATTTTTTAATTTATCAGAAATAATATCTAGCTCTTGTTGAGATAATGGTTTTGGTAAAATTGGTGTTTTTAGTTTACTTGAATCTTTAATTAACGTCATCGAATAAATTTAATTGTTTTGTTACTAATTTTCTAGTTGTGTAATCACCACCAAAAGGTCTTTCGTAAATTGTTGCACCTTTATCTGGTGATTCGTAAATTTTTACATCTTTATATTTTTCAAAATACTTTTGATTTTTTAAATACAAATCTCTTACTTTTTTTCCTAACTCCATATCATTAGGATAATCTTTTACTAATTGTTCTATGTTCATTATTCTGCTATATTTAAATATTTTTCTAATAACCAAGATGATGACTGAATCTTTTTACCAAGACCCCATACTGATTCTATTCCATATGAATTACATACATCGTTTTCTGGTGTAGTTGTTTCTGTTCTATCACCACCATTACCAAATGCCATTACACCTTTTGGTAA